CCGTTCTGGTTCGAGCATTACAACAATCTTCACCCGCACAGCGCATTAGGATATCAATCCCCGCGCGAGTTCATCAACTCACAATCTCAAGCCTGAGCATGTCCGGTCTTTTGGGGGCAACTCCAGCCGCCTGCGCAACCTCATCCGGCCCATCAGCAGTGGCGAAAGCATCAAGCGCGTCTCGGATACGAGTTGCCTGGATCAGCGTGAGCCCGAACTGATTTTCGAGAAGCGCCACCTCCGTTCGCACGGCGGAAATCGCGTCCGGGTGCATGAAGCTCGCTGAAGCGAAATCATATCGCTCCATGGAATCCGCAATTTCTTCGAGCGAGCCGGCGATAGCATCCCGCGCAGCCGTCATCGCCTCGTGGAACTCAAGTTCCTTGATCTTGCGCATGGCCTCGTAGACGCGCTCGGCGCCTTCGGCTTGCCCCCCAAATTTCTCGATTAGGTCACCAGCCGGGAGAAGCGCGTTCTCGACGGCTTCTCGGTAGCCATCAAGCGCACCGTCCAGCCCGTCCATGGCATCTTCGAGTCGTTTGGCCTGCTCTCCGCTCGATACCATGTTAGCGATCAACGGAAGAAGCGCTCCTGCCACGACACCCGCGGCGATACCAACTGTGCCGAAGCCAAGCGTAAGATCAGGCAACTGAATCGCCAGCGCCTGCACCCAATTGCCCGTTGCCGACGCCTGCTGAGCCACCTGGCTCAGCTGTAGTGCCGCCATGCGGGTCTGCTGGCTTGCGAGGATGGACTGTCGGCCGACCTGCTGCATACCTTTCGACACATTGTCGTTGGCTTTACTGACGCGGTTTTCCGCCCTCTCTGCGGTCGCGGCAATGCTGTTAAGCGCCTGCTCGCCGGATACGAGGCCACGGCTATCGGCGGCGAGAACAAGCGTTGCGAAATCCATGTCACCACCTTGGGTAAGGAAACGTATGATCTTGTCCAGCGCGACGAAGACTCGACTCACATCTAGATTGATTCCATCATGTAGCCGCGGGGAGTTGGGGGGCTTCATGCGTATTCATTATCTGTGTGCAGGCGCCGCAATGGTGCTTCTCGCCAGTTGCGGTTCGATAACATTGCCTGCTGCCGTCAAGATGGAAGACGGCCAGGCGTTGACCGGAACGACTACCGCTGCGGTTAGCGGTGGACATTTCGAAGTTTCTGCCCCTGGCGGGACATTGACCTGTAAGGGCAATTACGATGCGCTCGACACCCGCCCCGTCATGACAACGCCCGTCACCTGCTCGGATGGACGCTACGGGACGGTCACCGTCATTCGCACACCGGATGGGATGGCGGGAACCGGCACCGTTACTCTCGCGTCGGGCGAGCGAGGATCTGTTGGTTTCGGCCGAGAAGCGTCATCGGTTCTAACTCGCCCCGCGCAGCAGTTTGCAAGTGTCGGATCGGAAGCCGGCAACTGTCCCACACCGGAGAGCATCGCAGCCGATGGTAAGCGGTGTGGCGCTCGGGCGGCAGGATATCAGGGGAACATCTACCAGACCTACCGCAGGCCGGCGGCTTCGTACCGCACCTACTACCGCGGGCCCCGAGGCGGCTGCTACTATCTTACAGCCGGCGGCAGCAAGGTTTACGTTGACCGGGGCGAATGCCGATAGAAATATCGCGCCCAAGAGGGTCGGACTCGACTCTCGGTTGCCGCGTAATTTCCTGTGCATCACGAACAAAGGCAGGCCGCCATGAGCGACGAACCGGAGGAAACTCCACAGGGCTTCCCGCAGCGGGTTATAAAAAACCTGTTTGATGTTTCACCTGCAGCACTGGTTGCTTCGGCAATTCAGTTTTCAGTTGTTCTTGCCGTTGCGTGGGGCTTAAACGAAGCTTGCAGCTGGCACTTCTCCAGCGGGTTCTGTGAAACAGGCGCCGTTGGCATTGCCCCAGGCATCTTGCCGACGCTTACCTTCTGGGTGATCACCATTGCCCTCAGTATAGCCACACTATTTCTTGTGCCTATCCTCTGGTTTTCCATACCCTTTTCGGCATGTATCGGTCTTTTGTATATTGCCAAGTTGGCGCCGGTTTGGATCGGATATCCCCTGATCCCGATCGCACTCGCCGTACCTACCGTCTGTTGGATATTAATGACACGCAAGTTCATAAAGGGGTCAATCGCCAACGGACCAAGGACTGATATACGCTCCGTTTAGATGAGAAGAAGGCGCCCCGAAGAGCGCCCAATCCAACCCTCCGCTTCCCCACTCTACGGCGATTTCACCGCGGGATCGGTCATTTTCATGGCCGAGAAACACCTGGGATCTTGCTTGCATTTTTCTATGAAGGCTCTCTGCTCGGCAGTCAGGCCAACATTGTTCCTGAACTTGATGGTGACCTTGTTCTGCCTCTCGCCATCCGCCGTTGCGGTGTAGCTCGGCTTGATAACGAGGCTTTTCGCAAAGCCCGGAGGCACAACGTTAATCTCACCTTCGGTTTTGCTTATGGTCTGGCGCGACCCTTTTACGTAGAACTCAACGGTGACATCATCCACGTACATATTCAGGCTGCCGTCCTTCGCAACAAGGTCGGCCTTCATCGCAGCTAAACTGTCTGTCGTGTCGAGCAGCGCTTGCTTGAGTGTGATTTCCGTTTCAGGCGGTGGCGGCATTAACGACGCGCACGACGACATAAGCGCGGCACTAAGCCCAATTGCCAGCAGTTTCTTCCCCATCCCGTACCCCCAAGGCGATGCCGCACCCGTTTATAGAAAATCACACTTCCCGAAAAAAGCGAGTCTCACTCGCGCGAAACGCGTATCTCCTTTCCTATTCTTCGCAACTGGCTGACAGGACATAGTTGGCAACGCCATGGTTCGATCTTCGGAAAGAACCTCGTGGCTAACCTTCCTCCCGTTCTATCGGCGGCATACTCAGCGGCTCCTTACCCGCATTAAATTCCCGCAGGTATCCGGCGCACATCTTGCGGATTAGCCGATATTCCCACGGCTCAAGATCGAGCCCCGATGCGGAGGCGAAGGCAATGACCTCCTGCCAATCTGGCGTCGTCAACCCCATGCCCGTGCTTCGGATCGGCCCGAGTTGCTGAACCATGTCGAGCAGGTATTCCCCGGCCTCCAGTTCAACGAGTGGCATAGGGACGCCGGCCTCTATATAGCGCTGCCCCCTCGTCTTCTTTTCATTCGTGATGGTCGACGCCAGCCAGCCTAACTGCTCGGCGGCAAGGACTAGCTGGCGTTCCCTTCCCCCAGGATGGCGGCCCGGTCGGTGGCGAAGGCGCGGACCTGCTCGGCGAAGGAAAGCTGCGCGCGGTTGCCGTTGACGATCTGAAGGTTGAGGAACCATTCGACGTCTGCCGGGGCCGCGGCCGGCTTGTCACCACGGTTCACGTTCTCGAATCCGACGATGAGCGGCGCGATCTCTTTGACGATCTGGTCGTGGACCGTTGCCACCGCGACCGGCTCACCGGGCTTCCTTTCATCCTTTAGACGGGCGCGCTGGCTTTCAAGAATGGCGTTCTGGCCCGTCTCCCCTTCGATGCCGAGGACAAGCACGCGGCAAGGCTTCTTCTGCTTCTCGTCGTCGTAGAGGAGCTTTCCCGTGCCCGGGTGTTTCAGATGGAGTGCCCGTGGCGTTTCGGATGCCTTCCGGCTATCGAACTGTTCGAAGTCCATGGATCACCTCAGGGCGCGGTCGTGACGACGCTGGGATAGTTGGCCTTGATGGCGGCGGTATAGCCGGCATAGCCCGTCGTGGAGCGCTCGTTGCGTTTCCAGTCGTGCGGAAGGCCGGAGATGTATTCCACCTCGCCGCTGGCCGTCGGCTCGACGATCTTGAAGCTGTATTCCACGAACGCTTCGCATGCAGCCTTCATCGCGTCCTGGCCGGTGTCCGTCTTGATCTCGCGCATCGCGACAGGGATGATGTCGCCCGCGCGAGCGCCTTTCACGCCCTTGGTAAAGCCGGTTTCGAGATCAGGAACGTCGATGATGTTGTCCGTCACGCCGATAGCGCCGATGGAAACGATGCCCTTGATCTGGGCCCAGATCATGGCCTCGTAGCCGGACTTGTCGAACGTCGCCGGGACGCCGGTGGCGATGTACAGCTTGGAAGTGATGTCGCTAGTCGACATGATGGCTCCTTTCTCAGAATCGGAGGATTGAGATTTCGGCACCGTCGGCGCCGGTGATCGTGATGACGCCTTGCAGGTAGGCCTTGATCGTGTCGAGCGGGATCGCGACCATGGCTCCATCCGCGATGGAGGAGAGCGTCAGGCCAGCGGCTACCGACACATTGCCGAGACCAGGCGCGGGCCAGGTCGTGCCGCCCGCCCCATCGATGGTGGGCGTCAATGCGCCGCCACTGTCGTTGTTGATCAGCAGAATATCACCTGCCTGATAGGTGATTGTGTCCGACGCGCCGGCCATGAGTTTCGACACGATTCTTGCGCCGGACCCCAGCATGGAAGTCGCGGTAACAGCAGCCATGGGCTTGTCCTCTGGTTATGATGCTTCGAAATCTACGATGACGGGCGTTCGCCAGTCGGCGTCCTGCGGGAAGCCTTCTCGAATATCGGCCGGCTTCATGACGACGATCTCGCCGCCGGCAACGGAGAAGCGCCGCCCCATCGGAAACAGGTTGGCGATCTGGTCGGCCTTCTCATTGGCAACGCGGGTGGAGGTCCCTACAGCAACAACCACGGTCGCAATCATTTTCCCGCGCGAAATCGTCTGCTCGCCGGCAAGCGTGTCATCCCTCCTGCCGACGCGAACGAACTGAACAGAGATGTACGGCTTTTGCCCGCTGAAATTGATGTTTGGGTAGGCGACAGGCCAAGACACCCCTGCCCCATCGACGGCAGCTTTCATCGCCACCTCGATGTCCGTTTCCTGTATCGCCATCACTTCACCCTTGCCGCCCATTTGGCAACAAACTGAGGCCATTGCGCTGCGGCAGCACCGACGAAGTGGTTGCCGGGCTGCTCATAGGTGCGGCCGAGACTGTCTGCACCGAAAAATCCCAACTCCATCCGCCGCGCGTAAGGAGCGGTCCATGCGAATTGCGCGATATCGCCGATCTCCATCTCGCTCAGCGTGACCACGTATCCATCTGCGGACGGCGCACCGAACGCGCCGTTGAGGCCAGAGGCGAGACTATTGCGAAGATTGCCGGTATCGACAGGCATCCGCCCGCCTCGCGCCTTTGGCTGCTGCGCTGTCTCCAGAACGTCTTGAACCGCTTCAGCGAACACATCGCGCATTTGCTGCTTGGTCTTGTCGCGAAATGCCGCGACCGACGCCGTAAACGACTTCTGAGCCATGGCTTACCGTATGTACCGAACGCGGATGTGCTCGAAGCATCGGCATTGGATAAGTTCTTCGGCCGGCGCACCAAGGCTTGCATCGCCGGGAAACATCATCTGTGCGCCCGATACCGGCGAAACGAACGGACGTGACAGGCCCGTTACTCTCTGACCGTGGAGTGCGAGATGAGAAAGCCGCGTCCGGTCATCGCCGGTTGCGTCCCAACTGCGCTCGATCTGGTCTTCAGAAACTCGCCCGGTCTCGACAAGCTGGACGAAGCCCTCATGCCTGCCCGCCCGCATCGCTGTAATGCTCTCGTTTCGGGCGATGGTCTTTGCGCGAAGCTGGAGGTTCCGATCCTTCAGGCGAGCGATCATCCGGCCGGCATCAATCACACTGACCGGCTTTCCTTCCTTGATCGCCTTCATGACGAGGCGGTCGAAACGCTTGTCCCGCGTGCCGAGCTGCAAATATTCCCGCATCAGCTTCGGTTCGCCGGAGCGAAGCTTAGCCTCGGCTGCAACGATGAATTCAACCTGTCGAGACGTGAGGCCGATGATGCCGCCCTCGCGTTGGCCGTTCACCCGGTTCTTCACGCCAATCAGGCTGCGCGCGATCTGATCAGGCGTCTTGTTCTGCTCAATTCCTGCGAGGATCTGAGTGCGCGCGGCGAGGCGCATGTCCTCAACAATGCCGGTCGGGCCGATGATCATTCCTGCGACGTGCTGCCGTCCCCATTCTTCGGCGCGAACATGGCGTCCATCAAAGCCGAAAACCGCTGCCCCACCTGAAAAGGGTCCGGTATCCGCGGAAGCGAGGCCAGCGCCAACACTCCTCCCCGGTAGTAGGCTTCCATGATCGCCCTATCGAGGGGCTGGAAGAATACTGGCTCCATGCGCAGAGCGGCGATTGCAGCCTCAATGTTGCCGGCCTGGAGGTGTCCGATAATCGTGCTCAACTGCGCCTGCGACGTGATACGCTGGATCGCCTCGAGAAAGGCATCTCGGATTTGCGGCTCCAACGTATCGAGGAGCGCTTGCACGTCTTTGGATAGGGCCATCAGATCACCAACTCCGGAACAAGCACCACAGAGAACTCGACAGCGCAAAAAGGCCGTTGTGGCGCGCAATCGGTTCACGAATTTTCAAGACCATCGCGACCATCTTAGGTTGTTCTATATGCATTTCCAGAGGGTATAAGCATGCAGTTTTGGTCTTACGGCCCATTCCCAGTCGGTGCATTCGATGACGTTCGCCATTGGCGGAGCAGCTTTTGGCAGGGCGTGGACGAATATGATTTCGACGCTGGCGGGTCTCTACGCTCCGCAATCGGATGCTATGCGTTTGTTATGAGCCGCGGGGCGAAGATAAAACCTTGGTATGTAGGGAAAACAAATGCAATTTCGGGTTTCGAGGGTGAGATTTTCACCGACCACAAGCTCACACGCTACCGCGGCGTAGTCGATACGTCGCCATCAGGCTGGAAGCCGCACATTTTATTGTTCCCGCTAGTTACCGAGACGGGCCGCCTAAGTCGCGCATATAAATCGGACAAGCGCCTCATAGAGTGGATGGAACGGACATTGATCGGGATGGCGCTGGCGAAGAACCCTGACCTCTATAACAAGCGAGATACTACCATGCTTCGAAAATGCGTCGTCGACGGGGTATTCGGAGAATTCAAGGCCCATCAGCGCTACGAGGGCGCCATCGCTGCAAGAGGTGGCTCGGTTTGTCTGAACAGCTTTTTGCCGATTTCTAAGTGGTTTCCGGCGCTGTTTATGCCGCGAGGGGAATTGTCTGCGGCTGGTTGAAGTAGACCTGATCCGGGGTTTTCCGGTCAA